CCACCATACTTTTTCTTAGTTTCAGACTTATATGAGAATAGTGGGACTCCATTTGCTCCAATACCGATCTGACCGATAGGAGTTGCGGTTTTATCTGATTTAATAGTTGGTGTAAGAGGAATACGCTTCAAATACCTTTGATTACCTGGATCTATATCAGAAGTAGCAAAAGGTCCTATCTTATGTGTTGGAATTCCTGTAGAAGCAAGTATTGCGTCTGTAGATGACTTATATGTGTTTTGAACGTCTCCAGTAGTTCCTGATATTGCAAGATTAATAGAATTGTCATCAGACCTACCAAAAGCAAATTCTCTAGCAATATAAAACTCTACACCAGATATACCAAATGCAGGAGATGATGAAAAGACAAACTCGAATGTAAAATCATCAACTATACCAACAACACTGTGAGTATTGTTGTAAATGTCTTCTGGAGCGTTTAATATTCTTACATTGTCATCTCTGACCAATCTATGCTTCTCTTTGGTTACAACGGTGCATCTAACCGATCCATCGTTTGCAACGGTTCCTAGGGTCGCTGAAGACCCTCTGAGAGCACGTCTGACATTGTATATAAACGAATCCCATATAGGATCAATGCTATCAAAACCTGGTGCAGTCGGTGTAGTGACTTTTGAGTCTGGAAGATAATACTTACCACCACTATTAAGAGTAACACCTCTAGTTCCACCAAATATCTTTAATTGTATCTCAGAGTTGTCTATATTTGAGTTTCCGTAGATTTTAAACGCAGCAAACACTTCTTGTCCCGCATCATGTGCTACATTAGTTGTATTTTCCCTTGCACGGTTACATCCTAGGAATTGGGTAACTGTTTTATCGGTATAACTGATTATTTCGTCTTCTATCCTAAATCTACCGTTTTGTTCTGGCCAACCTAGTGTAGAATCGACTGTAACAGTCGTATCTGTAATATTTCCACCTAAATCCTCTGCAAGGACTGTTTTATACGGAGTTACGAACGTTCCAAGTGAATTATTAGTATCTACATCAATTTCATATATTGTTCCGCTAGATGTAAAGACTTCTACGACTCCTTTTACGTAAATTCTTGCAGAATCAACATTTGGGTCGTTTGGATCTGCTTCTTGGTATAATACTTGTCCAACAAGTTCTATTGGGTCTCCAGAAACGGGAATTGCACGAATAATTTCTCTAGAAGTGTAATATGCATCGGATGGTTTGAATATTCTCTCCCTTGGGTAAGAAATTTCCGAATCAACCCCAAAAAGTGTTCTTAATACAAACTGGAATGACCTACTTGTTCCTTTTGAAGCATAAAAGTCCTTAATTCGTTTAATTATAGTATTTTCAGTTACACCAGTTGCAAAATTCTTCGGATATGTTGATAAAAACTGTTCTTTGAACTTTCCAAGCATATAAAGCGGGAAAATATTGTTCAAATTGACAACTTCAGTGCCTAGAGCGTGTGCTGCAGCAGTTGTAGACTCAAAATTGTATGTTCCTTCGATTCCAACGGACTTTACAGCGTTAAATCCTCTTGCACAGGTCTGAAATAGTGTCGCACCTCTACTTTGATAGTAAATTATCTCATCTTCGATCAATAAGAGACCTTCATTAGGAAAATCTCGTGTAGATTCAACGTCAATCGTTGTAGAAGACGTTGTAACAGCAGAAATTAGCGTCGTAGTCGTAACTAGATCGCTATAATTGTCAATATTATAATAATCTGACCAGTTTTGGATAATGTCAATGCAATATCCTTTTAATTCTTGTGATTTATAGTATTCTTTGACAAAATCAATGAACGTAGGAAAACTATCCCTAATAAATTGAGGGAATTGTCCTGCTATGTTGTTTGATATTTTGGATCTGGACTCTGGACTGACTTCTGACGGGACTGGCGGTTGTGAAACCGTTGTCGTAGGCGTTGTCCACGATCCAACTCTCCAAGAACTATTTGTCATATTGATTAATAGCTAGATTCTGGAATCACTCCTGTTCCAGATAAGTTAGAACCACTACTAATAGTATCTTCTACTACAGTAATTACTGAGTTATCTATACCCATAGTAATATAAGTTTCCCTGAGAGAAACTAAATCATTTGACTTGGGTGTAGCTTTGATTTGTAATGTGTTGTTTGCTATATTAGTAGACTGTATAATCAAGTCATTGATTACAATCTCTCCCATATCATAATCTACAGATCCCCATAAACCATCAATATATTCAAATTCACCAGTTCCTTTAACGTAGTAAAGTCTTAGTGTCTTATTACCATCGTCATTTAGGTAGTAAGTATTGATATCATCACCTACAACCTTAAATCCACTAGAGATTATAGAAGGAGATGTAGCAGTTTGTTGATTAATTCTATTACCATAACAAATTTTGTAGTTAACACGGGTGTTTAAATCAACAGTAATGTTCTTTCTCATGACTACACGAGTAATATTACTGGTAATTGACCTTTCTGCGTCATCAATTATATTCTGTATCTTAGAATATTTGAATTTTCCACCAAATTTATTAAATTCTGCACTAGCATTCAATGTATTAAGAGTGCTAATGATTAAATTTTTCACTTCAGCAGGAGATCTACGTGTATTATTGGGGTTGTAATACACAAAACTAACCAAATCTATGTAAAGAATGGATGGATCAATGATTGTTGGTTGAACTGCAGCAACAGAATACTCTCTAAGTTTCTTTAAAACAGAGTTTTTCTCAGAAAGTGATAATTTATCAGCATTTTTTGGTTTAATTGCCAAAAATACCTTGCCAAATTCTGGAGGTTCCGCTTCTTCTCCACCATAACATGCAATAGATGCTACATTTGGATAGATTTGGGGTATGATTGCTTCATAATCCCGCGTTGATACTGCTCTACCAAATGCAGAATAGAACTTTGGAGCTGAAAACTTGATTGCTTCCGTAGATTCTGGTTCTGCTCCACCATCAGGGAATGAAACTGCGGTAATTGTAATACCAGAAGTAATAGCATTTCCTAAATTATCCTTATATGATCCAATATTCTCAAATACTTTTAGTCCATTCGCACCAACTCCTGCAGAAGTTGTATATTTTACAGTAACAACGTCTCCGTTATTCAGTGCCTTTCCTATAACACCATCTCCAAATAGTATTTCTGGTATCTGATACTCACTTTCCTCTAGGAAGAACACCTTAGAAGTAGAATCAATCTTAGTAATGTCAGTAGCTTGTAGATATTTCTCTGTAATTGTTCCAGAAGTTACCTCTATAACCATAGAAGTCGTATCAACTCTATCATTAGTAAGTATGAATCTCTGCCTTTGTGATGTATCTTTTACAAAAGTGTCTGTTAAATATAATCCTTCAAATAAAACTTGATTAGAAAACGTTGCAATACCTGTTAAACTGTCTACAGATTGTGAAACGTCACTAGGAATAGAGAAAACAAAGTTATTATTATCCAATCCTGTGAAGTTTAGAACTAGTCCTGCGTTAATTGTAACTGATGATGGATATGGGAATGGAGTTTGAACTGCAATATTGACTGTAGTGCGTGCTGATCTTGCTGAGTTTGGTGTATAACCAATCATCCTAGCAAGTTTTACAACGTTTTCTCGTAAAACTGCCGTTTCTAAGAACCCTTCATTAACTGCAAGGTTAGCATTAACACTTGTATAGTAAGTATTATACGCTAATGCGTCAATAAGCACAGTTAAAGAAGACCCCTCAAAGTCATAATCACTAAACTGTGACTGTGATCTGAGGTATTCTTTTATTTGTGCCTTGATTTCGTTAAATTCAAGAGCATTAACTTGATTAAATGCCATTATGGTTTAAATGCTACACTAACATTATCAAAGGTAGGACGAATCCCTAGTATCAAATAATTAATTTGACAATTTAATGTATTCACCTCTGGTTCAAACTCAACGTCTACAGAAACTGCAGTGACCCTAGGTTCATGTATCTCAATAGATTGCTCAATTCTGTTCTCTACTTCCAATCCCATAGTGGGTGTAGAGTTCTCAAACAATAGACCAATTATATTTCCACCAAAGAATGGATCAAATGGTTTTTCATAGAAATTATATAGAACTATATTCTTGACAGACTCCTTAATCGCAGCTGCATCCTTAAGTGCCAATATGTCGTTGGTTACTGCATTCTTTTCAAATGTTAAAGAGAAATCTTTAAAAGATTTCGATATCAGAGACATATTAGAGTATACTATCCTTCAATAAGTTATTTATACTCGTTTTTTAGGTTTTCTGTCAGAACGTGGGTCAGTGATTAGATATCTGCAATATTCATTCCCATTGTCATAGAAATCGTCTGACATATCTACAGGAATGTTAGCATTCCTTCCACCATCTTTGATTCTTTTAGCCTT